GTCGTGCGCTGACTCGCGCACCACGACGCCGGTCAGACTGCTGTTGATGGGCTGGATGGTGGTCGCCGCTGGACCCAGGAGGTCGCGGTAAAACGCGGTGGAATCAAGCATTGCCTTAACCTTTCGTTGATGCGTCAGGGTACAGGGCGCGCAACTCGTCGTGCACGCTATTCCAGGTATCTTCGACGGCGACGGCAACGTCCATAGCCGCGCGCTCCTCGGCCTGGGCGCGATCGGGGACCGTGACGGTAATCGCAGCCATTCCGGCGGCACGTCGGTCCCACACGCCCGGCTTGCCTTCCTTCGCCTCCTCGCGGTAGACGTCGACCACCCGGCCGACTGCGGCGTCGCGGGCTTCACGCCGACTTTCGATGAAGCGCTTGGCGTTGTCCGTGATGCTGCATGTGAACGTCGGACCTTGCGCCGCCTGAGTCTCCGCGAAGGTGGCCGTCATCGGGGCGCCGATATACTGCGGAGTGTGTGACTGATGCGCCGGCGCAATCATCGACCCCAAGCGATCGTCCAGGGCATCGAGTATGTTGGTGCTAAATTGTGTCATCGTCGTTGCCTCCGTCGGCCTGATCCACCGCCGCCGGCGTCCAGGCGTCGTGCTGCCGCTCCAGTTCCACAATAGCGGCGTCGAAGTAGCGCGCGAAGGCTTCCTGCGCGACGATTAGGCCCTTTTCGTCCAACAGGGCACGGTCCACTACGGGCGGCACGTCGGCCTCCTCAATGACGCGGGCGGCATCGGCCGCGGCAATCTCGCCACGGTACGCCGTGATGTCCAGCGAGCCGTCGATCATGCACTGGCGAGCCAATCGGCCCCTCGATTCCCACCGTAGAGACGCGGCGCGATGCAGTTGCTCGATGCGCGCCTCGCGGGCGGCATCGAGTGCGGCGAGCCGTTGCCGGATGGGCGTGGAGGGCTGTAAGAGCGATTCTAAGGCGCTCTGCGGGGCGTCCTGGTTCGCGGGGTAATCTCGTAGTGCCACTGGTTGTCCTCTCTCTCAGGGCTTCTCAGGCCCTGCTATGTGTGGGTGTGGTTAGGGCTGCTGTTGCCAGGAGGCGATAGACTCACGCCAACTTGCCTCGTTTGCGGCCTGAGCGGCTTGCTTGACCGTTGCTAGTAGCGCATCGCGGGTATAGGGGCCGAAGTGCTGTTCTAGCCGATCCTCACGGGCGATGCGCTCGGCGTCAGCCTTGTGGACAGCCTGGGCTAACTCCCGCTTCGTGCTATCGCCGGCGTCGAACGTGGCGCGCGCCGCCCGGATGCGCGCCGCGTGGTGCTGCTCTACCTCGGCCTGCATCCGCTTGCGGTCGGCGGCTGCTGCCGCCAGCAGGGGTATCAACGCGGGAGGGCCTGCGAGCTTCACGACGAAGCGCGGCGGCGTCACGCCGGAGACCACGCCGTAGCGTGGGTCTGGCTCCCACTTGCCGATGCGTGCCAAGGCCGGATTATCAGCGGTGTCGTCGGTCTGTTGTGTACTCGTATTCATGCGCTCTGTCCCCAATCGTAGCTATTCTCACCATCATTGTCGTCGCCGTCCTCCTCGTTAGCGCCCTCGCGCACCGTCCGCACATCGACGGCGCGCGGACGCCCGGTGTCGTCGCTTGCCAGCATGAAGCTGACTGGCTGGTGCAGCGCGAGGGCATCGAAGCCGCCCTCTGTCGCCACGCCAGAAGCATGAAAGAAGACGGTGCGCTGTACACCGTCCTGGGTGATGAAGCCAAAACCGCGATCCGTTAGGCGTGTCACGGAGCCGGTCTGTCGTTCTGTCGTTGCCATACTGTCTATCTCCTTGTCGGTCGTGTTGTCGTTGTCGTTGTCGTTCGGGCATGTTATGAGTTTTCGCAAGCGCATGGCGCGGGCATACTCGACGTTCACGTATAGGGCTGCGCGGTGGTCGATGGAGAGTTCCCCCGCCTCCCAACGCTGTGCGATCGTGTGCCGGCGGGTATCGTAGTAGCGTTCGATGGGGGTAGCCCGTGCGCGCAGGGTAGGGTCCGTTAGGACAGCAGGCGGCGTTTCGGTCTCAGCGAGGCGCACGTCCACGGCACAGCGCCGTCCCTGGCTATCCAGTTCATCGCCATAGGTGAACGACACCGGGTCGAGCCGCCGCAGCCGGCTGAAGTCGGGAGAATCCTGGGCACGGAAGTACATGTCCGGGCGTCGTTTCGTGGGGTGGATACGGCCCCCGTGGGGATTCAGTTGAAGAATGTAACCCTCGTGCATGCGTGCTTCCTCTGTTCTATGTGTTCATGCGTGCGTGCGTACGCGCGTTCAGTACCGTGAGTCCACTGTCGGCAGACCGCCCATGCTGCCCCAGTCGTCGTGCATACCGGCCACCTCCCGATGCCATTGCCGCTCAATTTGCTGCCAGTCGTCCGACGCGATGGCCTCAAGCTCATCGTGCAGGCTCGTGACGATCTGCTGCGGCGGCTGGAAGTTGCGCATCATGACGGCGATGGCCGCACTCATTACCCGGTCGTCGTGTAAGGCGCCACTGGCGCCCGTCGCGCCGTTCTCCTTGACGACATAGGTGCGGCACTCGCCGATGAACGCGGCGCTACGAAAGGGCCAGCGCTCCTGGATCGCTTCCGCCAGGGCGTCGATGGCGAGCGGTTTGGTCCGTGCGGTCGTGGGCCAGCCCAACCTCGGCGTCGCGTTCCCCACGGCGTCGAAATCGACGTGCGCGTAGATGTTGGGGTACGCGTGGGTGTTTTGCAGTTCCAGCAGCACCGTGCCGCCGTGGTTGTTCCGTTCACAGCCAAGCAGGGCGCCGTTGTACCAACGGCCGAGATCCACGAGATAGCCCGCGAACTCCTGCGGCGGGTAGTGGCCGTGGAGCCAGGCGACATCAAGCCCGCTGTTGCGATCCATGACCACGGCCGCGCTGTAGTCACCCCGCTCCAAGCCTTCGGCGGGATCGGCGCCTATAACGTAGGAGCGCCCCTGGACGGGCATTTCCCAGAGGCGCAGCCCCCCGTTCAGGTCGGTTGCTATCGGCTCCGTACAGGCCGCCAGGATGGCTTCCAGCGCCTCCGTGTCGAAGCGCCCACGGCCCGAGAGGATAAAGGCTTGCTCGGGCCGCAGTGGGAACTCCTGGTGCTTTTTGTACGCGGCATAGCCCTTGGTGGCGTTGGCATACCACACGGCGTCGCGCCCCGGTCGGATGTTCCACGGCAGGAAAATGGGCCACATGCCGCGGCCCGCCTGGGCCTCTATCCAGTGACGGTTGAACGCATCACCCGCTCCGTTGGCGGTGCTGATGACCAGGATGCGCTGGCCGGCCGAGCGCGCCGTGACGGCCGCCGCCTCGAAAATCGCGCCGCCGTATTCCTGGAAGGCAAACTCATCCAGGATCAGCAGTTGGCAATTGAGCGAGCGCGCGGCCTTTTTCGTCGCCGCTTGCGGCAGGATGCGCGCGCCGTTGATAAGCTCTAACGTCGTCGTCAGTTGCGCGTTGGAGAGGGGCACTTGTAGCCAGGCCGGGAGGTGCTCCCACGCGACGCGGCACTTGCGCGCGAATTCCTTGGCCTTGGGCTCATCCTGCGAAAAGACGATAACTTTGCTGTGCCCATGGAAGTTGACTTGCCAGAGCGCGAGCGCGGCAGCCAACTCGGTAATACCCAACTGCCGCGCCTTCAAGGTAATCGACTCGGGATGCTCCATCCACTGGCGCAGCACGTCGCGCTGGTAGTCGAAGAGATGGAACGGAATGACGCCAGCGCCCGTATCGGCCTCGACCTTGCAATAGTTGTCGATGAAGTATTCGGGGTCGGCGCGGCAGCGCGCCACTTCCTCGGCGACCCACGCCGGGTCCAGCCCGCCCAGGTCGGCGTCGGGGTTGAGCAGGCCGTCGCGCTCTTCCTGCGCGGCGTCATGTTCGAGTTGCCGTAGGCGGTTAAGAAGCCTCTGGTCCGTTGGCATGGGGGCTACGCTCCTCGCGCTGTTCTAGGGCGGCGACACGGGCCGCGATTTCGTCCGCGTCAACGACGGAGTACAGCCGTACAGCCGCACCGGCGGCGGCCGCCATGGCCGACAGACGAGCGGGCTCTAAATTGCCGTCGCGCACATCCATCATCCCTTTGACCAACAGCGGGAGGAGGGGACGTAGGTCGCGGGGCAAGACCTTCTCGGCGCGCACCGCGTTGGCCTTGTTGAGTCCACCCGCCCGGCGTGCCGTGGTGGCCTTGCCCTGTAGCGATGGCTCGTGGGCAAAGCACCAGCGGCTGTCAGGCAGGGCGCGGGCACGACAGGCGGACCCGTCGGCCCTCGTCGCTTGGCAGAGTCGTTCGTCAGTCATCGCATCCTCTGGTTGATACGTCGCCGCAACCATCGGCAACTTTCGGCAACCATCGACCCTAGCCATCGACCGTGTTTTGTGGGCAGCTAGCGCCGGATAGGGCCGCACGCGAGGCGGCCTGGAGCGCTGCCTCAGCAATGGTCAACGGTGGTGGGGTGCCCTGTGGCGTCGTCTGCTCGGTGGTCATGGTGGTCATGGTTGTCATGGTTGTCTGTCCTTTCGTGCCTGTGACGTGCTCTCGTGGCTTGTGAGAGCCTTGTTTGCCTTTAGGGGTGGATGGCGCTCATGTCTAACGCGCGATTGAATGGTGATCCTGCATCGCTATGGAAGCCCGCCATAGCGATGGAGCCAATGCCGAGCGATGGGCTGTTCCCCCCGAAACTCACGCCGGGCCGCAACAGGAACGCGATATGGGTGAATCCTTGCTGGAATGACACCGACGGGGAATAACAGAAAAGCAGGTCCCCTGGCTGCGCCTGCGACGGATCAATCTCCTTGGCCCCGTGGTTCAGGAAGTAGAAGAACTCACCGTTTGGCCCAAGATCGCCGTTCGACCCATCCCCCGACGCGGCGCTTGTCGTGAGCAACCCGGTAAACCCTTGGGCAGAGAAACAATGCGCGATGAGACCGCTACAGTCAAAGTACGTCGGCCCCGCGTCGTATGACCGATAATATGGCCCCTGGAGCGTCAAAGCTGTTGCAAGCGCCCGCTGCGCGTAGGTGGTCGGATGCCCGTTGTACCCCGGCGTCGCATCGGCCACGGACTGCCCATTGGAGGCGGTGCCCGGCGCGCGCGTCGGCGGTCCTTGCACCATCGGATTACTAGCACCCGCGCCTGTTGACCCAGTGCCTGTGCCCGTGCCACCGCCAGTATCCCCCGATCCGAGCGTGATAATTGTGGCGTAGGCTGTACCACTCCCCGCGTGCAGGCCAATCACGCCGGGGTCCTGCCCTTGTGGCGCCGCGACCACCGTGTACTGATGCGATGGCCCCACCCATTGCCCACCACCGCTTACCGTCCCGCGCAACTCAATCACCGCGCCCACCGGAAGTGACGACGATGACGCCTGATTAGCGGCAACGCCGCGCTGCGCCTGCACCGTAAGCGGCGATGTTATCTTCGCGTTATTGGTCGGATCGAAGGACAGGAATGGGATATTACTCTGTGGTCCATAGGTCGGGTCTACTTTCAGCACAGGGTAGGAAATGCCGCCGACGTACGGAAATCTGTTACCCGGCGCCCGCCCATAGTTGAGACCCAACGTTTGGACCCATTGCCCCCCCCACTGGCAGAGATAGGTCACACTGGTCACGTAGTAACGCGTGACGCCGCGTCCCTTGCGCGCGCCTGGTACGTCTACAAGTGTCCCCAACCTGTAGGTGGCAGGGTCCGCGATAACGATGACGGAGGCGGTCGTCGCGCCACTGGCGTATTGATCAAGCAAGGTTTCAGCGAGGAACTGTGCCCCAGAGGGCGCCTGGGTAGCAGTCGCGCCGATGCCACCGAGTATCCACGGCGCTTGAATAACCAGCGGGCGAGACCCTAAGTGGTCGGCCATGCTCTGCGGCGCGGCGGCTTTCGCGGACGAGAGTGTGGTTGGGAACGGACCCCACCGCACCTCGACGGACGTGACCAGTCCCGTATCGCCCGTGCCGTAATCGACGTGCAGCATGTCCTCTAGCGGGATTTGTGGGATATATTTCTGCCCGCTGCCCAGAAACCCGACGCGTCGATAGTGACCGAAACCATCCTCATCGAAGAAAAACTCAAGCCCACTGGACGCGAGCATCTGTTGGACGGGCGCGCTCCATGTCTGCTGATCGGGGTTCGTCATCGTTGACTGGGCGATAGACGGATACAAACCCGTGCCACTGTCGGCGATGGGGTCAAACGTGATATTGGCGGGGTTGTAGCCCACCGCCCGCGCCGAATACCGGACCACCTCGGCGCCGGCCACGTTACGCATGCCCGCCATGGCAAGCGCCAGCACATCGCCGCCGCTCTGTCTGCCAACTTCCCACTTCTTGTACGGCCCTCTGCATTTGAGAGACACGGTACGGCCCGCTGACGGGTCATGAATCTCACGGCACTCATCCACATATCCAGCCCATGCGCCCGCCACGACGCCTCTGCGGTTGCGTAGGCGCACGGTGATGGCGTCCATCGCCTGCGGATTCACCGTGTTCATCACGACGCCCGTGGGGTCGTTGAGCGTGATGGTGGCCTGGCTTGACGTGTTCGTGGTCGCCAGGAGGCCCTGGAACTCAGAAAGGGTGCGCAGTTGCCACGAGAAGGTCGCGGGTTGGCCGTGCGTGCCCGCTTTCGGGTTCTTGCGCGTGAGGGTAATGTCATATGACGGATTAAATGCCCAGGTTCCCATTGATGCCTCGCCCTTTACTGCGCCAGCAGTGGGGTCACTACGACGACGGCCCTGGCCGCCGTACATTCCTGGACGAGGACCTCGGCGCGGGCCTCGATCTCTTCGTGCGTGACCTGCAACGCCATCTCCGCGAGCGCTATATAGGCCCCGGTGGTGTTATACAGCTCACACACCATCTGAGAGTGGACACCACAGTACTCAATCAACGCCGAGGTCGCCTGTTGGATGGTTGCCCAATCGGGCTCCTCACCCCGCTCGATCGTCTCCTGCTGGCGGCCCAAGAGACGCCACACCTCGTAATAACGCGGCTCCATCACGCCACGGTGGCCCTGCTCCAGCTCACCCAACCGCTCTTTGAGTGCCTGAGCCTCGGCCAGAAGGTGCAGCCGCTCGGCTGTCACCACCTGCGCCCGTGGGACGCCGTTTTTAGCTGCAAACGTCATGTGTGCGCTTCCTTCGTCTCTGTGTGCCGGCTAACGTCGAATTGGGCCACCGATGTGACCTGGTAACGTCGGAATGCCCGGCGCCGGTGGCGTCCGGTCTTGCGGGCCATATGATTGACTCGCAACATGACGGCGGCTTGGGTCGATGGCATGGCTTGTGTGCGTTGTCCGTTGACTTGTGACAGGGATTGATTTCCCCTGTTGATCGCGCACATCAAGGGTCGCGTGAACAGTTACATCAACTTTGTGGGAACTTGCCCCCCCTGCCGTTGTCCCTTGCCCTCCTGTCCATCCACCCTGTTGGTCATGAGCCTGTGCAGTATCCCCAGGGGCTGATGATGTGTGCTTTATCACTCCCGACACTAAACGTTGCGTTTGCTCAGACGCGCTATACACATGCTGTCCATATGATTGGGCGTCCGCGCCGCTACCGTTATACGCCGCTAACGATTGCTGCCAGTTGTGACCATGAGACGCGTACAGATTGGCATCTAGGCGCGCTTGCGCGGCAATAGATTGACGCGCGTCAAACGGGTTCTTTAGCCCGTACTCCGCCGCTGTCGCCGGCGTAAATTGGGCGATGCCCTTGGCGATAGGGTTGCCGTTCTTGTCACGGCTCACGGCGTTTTCGTTGAAGCCGCTCTCCGCGCTACCCTGCGCTAGCAAGACGCTCAAGAACTGATTCGGATCTGTCCCTGGCGGCGCATATTTCTTCGCGGCGTCCTCATACCACTGCATCTGATACGGCAGCACGCGGTTACTGTTGCCCTGGCCGTTCGGGATCTCATAACTACCGGGGAGGGGCATGATACCACCACGCCCCTGTGTCGATTGCGTCAACTGCTGCATGGGGTTGACATTCGTCGTGTGCGATGTGCCAACGCCCGACGGCCCATACTGCCGGTCGTGCTGTTGCTGCTGTTGGTTGCGCACTTCAATGGGCGTCAGCGCCTTGGCTGCCTCGCCCGCGCCTCGTACCAAGGCATTGGCGCCCTGCTCCATCGCGATGCGCGCCTTGTCACCCGCGCTTGTGATGTCGTTGGCAACGTGCGTGCCCGCCTTGGTCAACTCATCGAAGTTGTGTGGCCCCGGCGCGTTGGGCGCATTTTCCTTCCTAGTCAAAGTATCTTCATATCGCTGCGCTGCATTGGGTCCTTCCGACACGAGTTTTCGCGTAAAGACATCAGCTTGATGCGAGTCCATATGGGAAAAGTCGAAACCCGCCGCCGACATGGCCTGCTGCGCGACTTGCACGCCGCCCGTGCCCACATCGTATCTTTTCGCCAAGCCCGCATAGGCATCTAGAAGGCGGGCGGGGTCCTGCGTTGCAGCCTCAAACTGCGCCGGATTTAAGCCAAGCAATGCGCCCTGAGCAAGCGCTGTCGTGCCCGTCGCGCCAATTGCCCCCGACATAGCTTGCGCGATGTCAATTTTCGTCCCTGATTGGTCCGTCAATGCCTGAGCCGCCGCTAACCCGTTGACCGAGATCTGACCGATGCCCGCCGCTTGGTTGAGATGGACTATCCCCTCCGTCAGTCGAGCGACACTGACGCCAGACTGCCTAGCAGCCTGGTCGAGTTGCGCGAAGTAGTCACCGACCTGATTGCCAGACATACCCGATTGCATCAACGATCCGGTTAGAGAAGTCGTCTGGTCGAGGCCGATACCGCCGACGCGTGAAAGGGCCATGGACGCGGTAAGACCCGCGCCTAACTGACCGGACTGCACACCCATGTCACCCAGTTGACGAGCAGCGGCCACGCTGTCAGCCTCGTGGTACATCATCGACCAACCCGTTTGCTGCGCCGTCGTCAATTCAGACGATGGTGTGGCGCCGGTGGTCGTGCCCACGGAGCCTGCAAGTCCTTGCTGTTCGCCGGCGTACTTGCTTTGCAGGGCATTGACGCCGAGTCCGATCCCCGCCGCACCTCCGATGATACCGGCGCCAATAGCTAGGGGCGCGCTCACTAGCTCCATCAGGGGACGCGCCAACGCGCCCACGAGGTCGCCCGTGGCGCCCATGCCGGCCGCCGACGCGGCGCCCTGGATGCCACCCGTGACCATGCCAACACCACTACGCGTCAGGGCTTGGGCGAACCGCTCACCCAGTTGCGTGCTCGCCCGGTCCTGCTGCGTCGTATCGGTACTCGAACTACCGCCGCTGCTTTGTCCGAGCGCCCCTTGTTGCTTGGCGGCGTCACGGGCGTCCGTCGAAGCGCCAGGCTGGCCGAATGGCGACAGCGGCGTTGACGCGGGAGCCAGGCCATACCGCGCGGCATTGGATACGGGGTCGCCGGGTTGCGCGCCACTAGGCACGGATGCGGGCGCCGGTTGCTGGGCCTGACGGGCCTGCTGGGCCTCCTGCTGCCGCTGGCTCTGCTCGGCCTGCCGCGCTTGTGCTTCCTGGAATTGCGCCAGCAGTTGGGTGATAGGCTGCCCCGCCGCCTGTGGATTGGCCCCGGCGAAATCCATCGCCTGGCCAGTTATCTGCGCCCCGCGCTCGGCGATCTGCTGTTGTAGCGCGGGGACACCAGGGACGACGGCCGCGATGTCAGCCTGGGGCAACCCACGCACAATGTTGGCGGCGTGTGGATAATCAACCGTTGTGCCCATCGCGGACCCAAACGCCTGATTGACCTGAGCCGCCATGTCCGTCTTGAGTTTGCCGAGCGTGGCGTCGGCCTCTTTGGCCGCCGCTGTCAACTCCTGAAGTGTTTGCAGCGCAGCGTCGGCATTGACCGATAGATCAATGGACGCGCCTTCTGATTCGCTCATACGAATGCCCCCTTTATGGGGCTACGGCCAGCGCGTCAAGTGCGCGGGCATGTCTAGGGGGTCTGAGCTATTGGGCGGGATAGTGCGCCGCTTGGGCCGCGAGAGCGTTGGTCCGCGCCTCGACCAAGAGTTCGGCGCGCTGTTTGACCTCGCCCTCGGTCACAGCCAGCAAGGGCGCGATCTGGCCGATGACTTGCTCGGCTAGGTCCATCACCGGCGCCAGCGCCCGTCGATACTCGCCCATAGCGGCGACGCAATTCGTAAGAACGGCCTCGACCTCCGCCCACGACACCGCCGCCTGTGTGGTGTCCGGCACGCGCACCTGAGTGGCCGTCAAGATCAAGTCGTCAAGCGCCTCCGCAACCACGGCATCGGCGGCCTGCGCGAGGCGGGCCAACTGCTGCTGAAGGGCCAATGCCTCCCGCGCCATCTTGCTCCGGCGGACGCTTATCGCCGCGACACGCGCCGCCACCGCTTGCTCAGCCGCTCGCAGGTCGGCTAGATCGTCGGCAACCAGCGGCGCCGTCGGCTTCCTGTCTATCATGCGTCCGTCCTCTTTAGGCCGCCGGTGGCGTCACCGCACGCGACTCACCACCGATGATCTGCCGACGAATAAACTCCGCCGCACTCGTGCACTGCGCCGCAAGCGCCTTCCGGTCAAGCTCGTCGCGCTCGACTTCACTCAGCAGCAGCGTGAAGCCGATCTCCCGACGTGGCGCGATCTGGAGCCGTTGCCCCCGACGCCGTGGTAACGTGGCCGTGGTCATGGGAAACCTCCTCGGTGACTGGCGCCTTCACCCCAATAGAAAAGGCCGCGTTCCTTTCGGAAACGCGGCCTTGTAGGGACACTAATACACCCCTATAGTAGCATAATGGTAAGCCCTCTGTCAATATACTTTATACGCATCGCCTCTATTAGCCCCTATTTTCCTACGACGCATCTTGTATATCCGTACACCACGCCCGCACGGTCGCCAGCGCGGTATCCCGGTGCTTGCCGACAGTGGGGTGGCTCATGTGCAAGTGCCGCCCGACCGACCGCAACGACAGCCCCCGCTGGTCGACCAAGTAGACGATGCCGTAGAGGTGCGGATGCTCGGCTTGGAGCCGTGCCAGCGCCTGCGCCTTCCGCTCCTGGTCGAGGTCGGCCAGTTCGTCACACTCCCTATCAGCGCCGACGTCAGGCCCGTCCTCCTCAGCCCCACCGATAAGCTGTAGCATCTTGCGAGTCATGCGCGGCCGTCCGTCGTCGGCAAGGGCGCGGCGGCTGTGCAGCTTGAGTATGCCAGTGGCCGTATCGTCAGCGTTGTCTTTAACCGTCATGGCGTCTACCTCCGTCGCGCATATCAAGCCCGTGGCGCCGGAGGCTGGCTTTGATGTTGGACACGTTGCGCCAGTCTCCGGGGCTGGACGCGCTGAATACCTGCGCGCCCCCACCGGGCGCCCGCCAGCACAAGTGGCCGCCGCGGCGCACCTGGACCGACCAGCCTTGACGCTGCGCCGTGCGAATCAGGGATTGTAAGTCGCTCACGACGCCCTCACAGCCTGCTGCGCTCGGTAGACGCTCGTACGATTGCGATAGGTGGCCCACAGCATCCTATTGTCGTCACAGTAGTCGAACACGAATGCATCGACCTTCCCTGGCGCGCTACGACTCACGCGGCCGAGATATTGCACCACACGTCCGCGAAAGCTGACGGGCGACGTCAAGAAGAGCGTGTCCAAGCGTGGACAATCAAAACCCTCGCCGACAAGGGAACCCGTGGCCACGGCGACGTCGAGCACGCCGGCAGCGAGGTCCTCCACGACCCGCGCGCGGACCCTCTTACCAAGCCGCCCATGCAGCGCCGCGGCGGCCACACCCTCCGCCTTGAGCAGGCGGGTCAGTTCCTCGACGTGCTCAACACGGTCCGACAACACGAGGCACCGCCGCCCAACCTTCACCCCGCGCACGACGTCGCCGACGATGAACGCATTACGCGCGGGATCGACCACGAGCTGGCCGACGATCTCCGAGAAAGTGTCACCCTCTGGCCGCAGGCCCGTATCGCGTTTGACGACACGGGGATGTATGAGGCGGTCGGTGAGGTCCGCGGCGTCTATCGTCGCGCGCGTATCGCCCAGGTAGAAGTGGATGACCTTATCAAGCCCATCGCGGCGATAGACGGTCGCGCTAAGACCGGCGATGAATCGCGCGGGGAACTGAGAGACCACGGCCGCCATCTGCTCGGCCGCGATGTGATGACATTCGTCGACCAGCACGAAACCCACGCGCAGGAGCGCCGGCGGGATACCACGCGCCAAGCTCTGCACAAGGGCCACCGTCAGCCGCTCGCCGACCCGACACTGGCCGTCCCCTATCAGGCCAATTTCCGCCTCATCGAGCCCCAGGACCGCCACGGCGCGGGCTATCGCCTGGTGCGCTAATTCGCGTGTGTGGACGATGATCAAGGCGGGCTGTTGCCGCCTGGCAATCATGCACATCGCCATCACCGTTTTTCCGCTGCCCGCCGGCGCGGAGAGGACGCCCGTCCGTCGCGCCAGCATCTCGCCCACAGCGCGCTCCTGCGCCGCGCTCAGGGTCACGCGCTCATCGAACGTGACAGTCTCGGCCACAACGGTTTCGTGAACCACCGTGTAGCGGACGCCATACTCCTTACACAACGCCCGTACGATATCACCGGCGCCGCGTGGCACGACCAGCGCCCCGTCGCGACCCTGGTGGTAGTAGTCCAAGTTGAGTTCAAGGTCGCGCGTGCTCCGGCCGTGCTCCTCGGCCTCGCGATAGGCCGGGTTCTCGACGGTCAGCGCGTAGGCAATAGCCTGACGTAGGGCCAACGGCACGCCGGCGGCGATGGTGATGTCAGCGCCAACGGTCAGCGTGACAGGTGGAGCCTCGACGCTACAGACCATGAGCGACCTCCTGCGTGATCGAGGTGCTGTCTGGTATGTGTAGCAACTCTACAGGTCGTCCTCGACAGGGCTTACACTCCCATCCGTGCGGCGTCAGCGTGCCGCAACCGCCCCGACAGGGTTTTAGATCGTCGCCCGATGGTTGCGGGGGCGATTCAAAGTTGGATGTCAACCTGTTAGTAACGGGTACGGGTTGCGCCGCGTGTGATTCAAAGTTGGATGTCAACCTTAAATCACCGGCCTCCTCTCGCTCCCTCTCGCGGCACTCATCACAGCACCAGTCCGTCGCCAGGATGAAGGACCCGCAGCCGGCGCGGCACATGATCCGCTCTGTGACTGTTGATGGCCGCTGATTGTCGCGAATGATGCGCTGGGCGGCCTCTAGCGCTTGGTCGCGTTCCCTGGCCGTGGCGTCGACCTGCTCACGCGCATTGTCACGTTCTTGACTCGCAGCCCTATATTCATAGACGACGTTCTCGCGGTCCTTGCGCACTTCCGCGACCTCGCGCTTGAGGGCGCGTACGACGTGCAAGGAGGGCTTTTCCTCCTTGATCGCGCGCTCTAACCGTTCCTTGCGACTCTCAACCGCCTTGATTTGGCGCTCGGTGGGGGCGATCTCGGTCAGATCGGAGAGATGTGCCCACAGCGCATTAATCGCGGCGCCGTTAAGTCCCCAGGCGTAGAACCAATCTTTCCCACGATTTCGCGCCCGTCGTTCTGCGTTCGCGCCGTCCTCACCGGGTGCAGGCGCGGATACCTTTTTCGTCACCTGTTTCCTGGTGACGAGGCCGAGGCTCAGCAGGATATCGCGCCCTTCCTTGTACGCGCTCACTCCCAAACCGTGCGCCTTGATGTCGTCCTCGTCGGCATACAGGGTGCAGGGCATGACGGCGGATAATGGCCGCCCTAGTGGCGTCCCAAACCGC